CATCACAAGGATGTCGGAACACTAATGCAGAGCGCACTAACCGATACTAATAAGGAAACTAATCCTGATTGGTATCATCTCGCGCAGGAAATGAAAGAGCAGAAGATTAAAGTATTCAAGTATGGTTCGGATTTAACCGGCACAATCGAGGGGTCGAATTTACAAGATGAATTCAACAATACGAAGCGATGCGTATTGATAGCAAGCACGCTAGCATGTGGTGAGGGGATAGACTTGCAGACATGCGCGGATTGTATTCTGCATGAGAGACAGTGGAATCCACAGAATGAGGACCAAGCCGCGCCGGGCCGTTTTAAGAGAATCGGGCAAACATCTAATCAGATTAATATCACATTACCCGAAGCTGAAGGAACTATCGATGAACAATTAGACATGATTGTGGAAGATAAGCGTGGTAGATATCACGTAGTAATGAATAAGACAGAAAGACCTACTTGGAATGAGAGTGAATTCGCGCGTTCCCTCGCGCAACTAATCGTGAGGAAACATAATGAGAAATTCAAGGGCAGACCAACTGTTAACAAGCGGACTAAAGAACAGTTCGCGGAAATGGTAGCATACTAATGATTAAATGTGATGGATGTGGTAAAGTGATAGAAAGTGATGAAGAGTATGCTGTTCTACAAATAGTTGACAACATCAAAAGACAACCAATCTGGCATCTTGAATGTCTTAAGATTGCATTGATTGAAATGGCTAAAGATGACCCGGAAACTGTTAATGCAATAATTCTTGGTATAGAGGAAATAGTGGAGAACTAACATGAAACTACTTGTAATTAAAATCGTCGTCCATAAGCGTGGCTATGCTAAGGATGGGGATGAACTAGAACAACTGACTACAGACGCGCGTGGAATAGTCGATAATTACATTAAACAGATGAATGATGAACTGGACCAAGCTGGATACTACGCTATCTATCGAATGAATAATGAGAACTAAGTCAGTAAAAATGTCTAAATGGTTTGAAAATCAAAGAGTCGCATTTATTGCAGAGATGCTGCATATTTATGGCTTCATCAATCGAGAGCATTTAATGCGAAAATTTAATATTTCACAACCACAAGCATCAAAAGATTTAAAATCATTTGAACAACGCTCATCAGGTTCAATGAAATATAATCTTTCAACAAAACGATATGAGAGGACTAATCATGACTAGTCTCCCCCAATATGAAAGGTGGCCGAACATGGCTATCGAAATATTGAAATGGTGTAAGGAATTTCTGTTCACTTGTTACAAGTGTCCAGTCTGCGATTTACTGACATTCGGTAAAGGAACTAGCTATCACTGGCAAGTTCATGGTAAACAGGAAGTTTACTGGGAACCGAATAATGATAATGTCAAGGAATACCTCAAAGAAAAACGCAAGTGAAGAGTACCGAGTCAGGTGTAATGCATAAAATGATAGTATATGATATGGAAACTGGTACGTTGCTTGGAACAGGCTATATCGTACACTATGCAGACGGGAAAATGTCTGAGCCATTATTAGTAGGGCTTAATGGAGAGCCATTACCACCCAGTTGGTTTAACTTACAAATGACTGATGAGAGATGGCCTGTAGTAGTTCCAATGAGGATTCAATGATAACTCCAGCCGTAAAGAAATTAGTCGAATTAGCCGAGGAATTCGAAGAGAAGAAATTAGTTCAACTAATGAATTCTCTAATGGGTGGCCTGATAATTCTAGACCATATGTTAGAGAGGAAATATCCAGAAGCTCATAAGAAATGGCATGAGGATAATACATGAGACCAATGGATGAAAGTACTATTGGTGATATCGGTGAGATAGTCGATATCACCCCTACGCGCAAGAATATCATCATGGATAGCCAAGTTCTATCCACACTAATGGCCTGTGCCTGTCTGACTGATTATCGATTTAACCATAATCTAATCAGTATTGAGGGGAAATCGAATAGTCTCGAATGTGGTTCAATAGTTCATATATTCCTTGAATACTTTAATAGGGCGGTGATTAATGGAGTCAAGCGAGAACAAGCAGTCCAATACGGATTTACAGCAGCAGAACTTTATATCAGAGGTTGCAAGGGTTGCACAGATTTTATCCCAACTTCAGAATGGCCTAAACCTTCTTGTGGTCACAAAGCCAATGAATTTCCAGGTGTTAGGAATACTCCACGAGAATCAGAAGGATACCGAACCGGATGGCAATATGTCCTAGATACTTGTGACCAGTATCAACAGTTTTGGCGTAATGACCATTGGGTTCCATTAGAAGTTGAAGTCGTTAAAGGTAAGACTTTATACGAAGATGATGAGATTCGAGTCTTATGGAAAGCTAAACTAGATGAGGTAGTTGATACGAATCAAGGTATTCTACCTATGGACCATAAGACCATGAAACAACGTAGAGATAATCTAACGTTGAATAATCAGTTCAGTGGGCAGTGTCTTGTCATGGGAGTTCAGAAAGTTATCATCGATAAGGTGGGATTCCAAACAAGTTTAAAGCCGGAAGAGAAGTTCACGCGCACTCCAATTAATTATTCAGTTCAGAGACTTCTCGAATGGCAATCTGAAATGCTACCATATTACGCTAAACTCCTGTTAATGTATGCTGAGAGTGGGCATTATCCTCGTAATTATACCCATTGCGAGGGTAAGTATGGTAACTGTGCGTTCACGAAAGTATGTGAAGCTGACCCAGGAATGAGAGAAGAAACTATTAAGCAACTATTTACCGTCGGACCTGAATGGAATCCGACAAATGAGGATGAGTGAGGAGAGTATAGCATGACTGGTATTTTATCTCATAATTATGAAGAAAGAAAAAAATTTGAAATTCATTGGCATTATCCACCTAAATATATTAAATATGGTGGAGATGTCTATGAATACATGGGATTTAATGAAGATACTAAAATTCATCATTACAAATTATTGACAACATATCTTCTTATGGAACACGAAAAATGAAAATCACAATTTATAGCATATAGTGAGGAAAAATGATTAAATACATTAGAGCAGCCATTTCATTCATTACAAATAAAGACTCATCACTGGATGAAAAAATCGAAAGAAATTTAATCGTCATTAAGGGAAATGTGACCATCATTTTCATGATAACGATGATTACATTTCTCTTAATGATGTGGAAAGCAGCCAAATGAAGTCACAGAATCACATTCACCGTTATAAGAAGGTCAATCTTAGTAGAGAGAAGGACAAGGAATACCTCGTCTACAAGTGTGTTAAGCCGTTGTGTTCACATTATGTGCCTATTGCATTAGTCGAAGGTCAAATGTGTGAATGTAACAAGTGTAGCGAGCCGATGCTAATCACCAAGAAGGTGTTGACTCATTCATCCAATAAGCCAATGGCTCGTCCACATTGTCCTAATTGTATTGTGAGGAAAAATGCCAAACAGGTTGCTGCGCTTGCGGATTTTATTGCAGGAAATAAAGCTTAGATTAACTCGTATCAAAATCAGGGCTCGTATGACTCAGTATATGAGCCAAGAATGGATGAAGGAGCATCGGGATAATTAAATGGCATCACTCGAAACACTAGACCCTAGTATCCTATTCACCATGCTTAAAGGTGAGCCGGGTACTCGCAAATCTACTTCTGCATTATCCTATCCAGGTGACCAATACTGGGTGTCAACGGATAGGAAAATGCAGGCACTACAACTTCCATCTAAGAGATGGGGATACTGGGGTAAAAAGAAGATTCATTTTGATGACTATCGTGACTATGATGGAGTGAAAGCCAAACTTAAGCAATTTCAATTATCCTGTCCATATCAAACTATCATTGTTGATTCCGTAACATCACTCGGAGACAACATGAATAGACAGACTATTCGTCATAAAGCTGCTGAAGGAACTGGAAAGAAGATAGGAACTATTCAAGTATCAGGATTAGAGGAATATAACGCTGAGGCCAGCGCATTCCAGGAACTCATGGATATGTTGAAAGATATTCATGAGCATCACAAAGTTAATGTCATTATCATCGCTCATGTCGTCGGTCAACGAAAAGACGATGATAAGAATAAACTCACCCATCATTCCCGCGTAATCATCACAGGTGGAGACAAAATCTCAGGTAAGATAGCATCTTACATGACAGAAGTCTATCACTTTGATATTAAGTCGGGATTCTCTGAAACAGATGAGGGAGAATTTAGGTGTTATACTTCCCATACTGGGAATGATTATGCCAGAACTTCTCTCCCACTAGAAAGGTTAATCACCTTCAACAGTGAGCCGTTGTATGAGAAGTGGATTGCACCTGCTATTAAGAAAGCTAAAGAAATGCAGCCAATCTATCGAATCTCAGACCAACCGACACAATCCCAACCATCCACCCAACCAACCAACGTCACATCATTCACACCAAAACCCTAGGAGAACAAAAACATGGCGATGATTCAGTTTGGCCAGCGCGACTTACTACGTGGAAAGATTGTTGACCCCGCATGGTATAGGGTCAAAATCGAAAACGTAGGAGAGGCCCCTGCGAAAGCTTCCGAGAAAGGTCCATCCACAAATTATCCTGTTGAAGCAACTATCTTGTTCAACGGTGATACTGGAGACAAGACTTTCGCAGGAATTCCGATAGATTGGAATTTCAACAGTAAGGCAATCGGTTTTGCCGTGCCGTTTCTACAGGCATTCGGTGTAGAAGTGAAAGCTGATACACGTTTCGACCTCGCATCAGCAGCCGGACGGGAAGTAGATGTTTTCGTAGAGAACGATGTTTATCAGGGGCGCCAAGTTAACAGGGTGAACCATAAATATCGTCCCGTGAGAACCGAAGTCACAGCTGCTTAACTGATTATAGAACAGTAATTCTGCTGTTCAGAACTAAGGAGTAGGACAATGAGTGATATTGAAAAGACTGTTGAAATCGAAGAAGAAATTGTTGATATGGATGAACTATCCAAGACTGAGTCAACTGAGGATTCTGATGTAGATGATACTGAGGAATCTGAAGATGATGATGATGTCGAAGAAGTAGAAGACACTAACGACGACTAACTCAGAATGAACAAGATTCATTAGTCTGAGGGATAAATACCAGTTTCACTCTTCTAGTCATGACCATAGAGTGAATCGTAATGCCTAGACATGGGGCCAGAAATTAGATTAATGATAGGGGCCATTCTCAACGTAGTGGTTAATCCAC